CTTCTCAACTACCTGCAGCGCAGGCTCTCAGAGGAATATCATCTTGAGTGCTAAATATAATATTGTTTGCGATCAAGCAACTACATTTAATCTTGACTTTACAATCCAAACTGGTAATACTCTTTGGAACCTAACTGGCTACAGCGCCACTATGACCATTAGACCATTTGTTGGTTCTAATACAACTACCCTTGTGCTAACCAATGGCGATGGAATTACCCTTGGTGGTGCTGCTGGAACCGTAGCCATACTTATCAGTGCTGCAGTTACTACAGACTTTGAACCATCCCGATACTCTTATGACTTTGTTTTAGACTCAGGAACAGTTGTTACTCGACTGCTTGAAGGTAAATTTATAGTTACAGCAGGCGTAACTCTATGAGTGAAACAACAGTAGTATTCTCACAAGACTCTACCGATAACACAGTAGTAAGCATTGACCCACAATCTGGTGAAATGCAAGTTATTGTTATCGCTGAAGCACAAGCGGAAACTTCTGTTGTTTTATCAAACGATCAAGGTCCACAAGGTATTCAAGGAGTTACAGGCCCAACTGGTCCAACAGGATCTACCGGACCAGTCGGCGCTACTGGTGCTACTGGTACTACTGGTGCTACTGGAGTAACGGGTGCTACAGGTCCAACAGGACCTGTTGGTGCAACTGGCGCTGGTGTAACAGGTGCCACAGGCGCAACTGGACCTACAGGTGCTACTGGCCCAGATGGAGTTACGGGTGCTACTGGACCGACAGGCGCAGGTTCAACAGTGCCAGGACCAACTGGTGCCACAGGCCCTGCAGGTGCAACTGGAACTACTGGTGTTACTGGAGCAACAGGACCCATTGGTGTTACTGGAGCAACAGGACCTATTGGTGCTACAGGCTCACAAGGTATCCAAGGTATCCAAGGTGCAGTTGGTGTAACTGGTCCAATCGGTGCAACTGGTCCAGATGGTGCTACTGGCGCCGCTTCAACAGTGCCAGGACCAACAGGTGTAACTGGACCTGCGGGTGCAACTGGCCCAGTTGGTGCGACAGGACCAGTTGGTGCTACAGGTACTACAGGTTTAACTGGTGCCACTGGAGCTACAGGTCCTACTGGAGCAGATGGTCAATCTTCTAGTTTTTACGACTATAAAGCTAAGACTACTTCTACAAGTGGTGTGCCTGGATCAAATTATTTGTTATGGAATAACGCAACACAGACTTCTGCTACACAAATTAACATTGACCATATTGACGCTGATGGTATTGATATTGATATCTTTTTAGAAATTCTTAGCGTTGGAGATATCTTAATTATTCAAGATAGAAATGATTCTACTAACTTCCAAAAGTGGGAAATCAATTCTGCAATTACTATTTTTTCTAATAGTTATATTATCGCTCCAGTAACATTATTAAGTTCTGGTGGAACTGGAACTACAAACTTTTCTAACAACCATCAGATATTCTTGGCTATTGTTAGCGCAGGTATTATTGGACCCACTGGTCCTATTGGTGCCACTGGACCAACAGGTCCTACTGGGGCTACAGGGCCAGCAGGGGCTACAGGTGTAACTGGTGCAACAGGAGTTGTAGGCGTAACTGGAGCTACAGGTCCTGTAGGAAGCAATGGATTAGATGGCGTAACAGGTGCTACCGGACCGCAAGGTATCCAAGGTATTCAAGGCGTTGCTGGAGCAATAGGTCCTACAGGCGCTACAGGCCCAGTAGGGGCAACAGGACCTACAGGTCCGACTGGTCCGACTGGTTCTACTGGTCCGACTGGAGCTACAGGCCCTGCAACGGTTCCTCAAAATGCCCAGACATCTGCTTACGTTGTAGTCGCAGGTGATAATGGAAAGTTTGTAGACATAACAACGGGCGGCGTAACCATAGATACAACAACAGCATTTACTGCTGGACAAAATGTTGTGATCTATAACAACTCAGGTTCTAGCCAAACTATCACCGCTACAGGTATTACCTTGCGTTTAGCGGGTAGTACAAGTACTGGCAATAGAACTCTTGCTTCTTATGGCGTGGCTACCGTTCTTTGCACCGCTTCAAATGTTTATGTTACTTCAGGTGCAGGACTCTCGTAATGACTTACACGGCTATGGCTTTAGGGTTTAATCCACCCCCTTATCGCATTGCATACGCTCAATCTACCGACCTTACTTTTACGGTACCTGCGGGCAAAACAAAGATGGCTGTAGTTTATATTGGCAGTGGCGCTGGCGGAGCTGCAGGTACTTTAGGTAATGGCGGCGGCGCCGGCGGGCGCGGTGGCGGTGGTGGCGGCGGAGTTTGTTTTGCTGATTTTACTGTTGTTGCGGGAGAAAGTTTTACAACTAACTTCGGTGGCAATTTAGTTAGAAATAATGATGCTTTTACTGTTGCTACTGCTACTGGCGCAAGCGGTATTGGTGGGGGTTCTGCTAGCATCAATGTAAATGTTGTTGCAAATCAAAAAACTACTGCGGCTGGTAAAACTGCTGGTAACGGCGGCACAGGCGGTAGTGGTGCTGGCAATCCAGGTACAACAGGCGATATATTATCAATGACACTTGATGGAATTGGCATCGTTTCATTTAGATCTGGCTCTAGTGGTTCTGGCGGTGGCGGTGGTGCAATAAGAAATATAGCCAATCAAGGTCTTACTACTGGCGGTGCTCCTGGCGCACAAGGCTCAGGCGCAGGCCCTGGTGGTTTTGGTGGCAACGCAGGAGCCAATACAAATACTGGCGGAAGGTTCGCTAATGGTGGTGGATCAGGTACTGCTGGAAGTCTTACAAATCCTTTAAGCAATGCTGCTCTTGCTAACGGTAATGGTGGTAGTGGTTCTGGCGGTGGCGGTGGTGGAGGTCTTTATGTTACTTATAGTCTTTCTGGCTCTGGCGGAGGCGCATTATCAGCTAATACCAAAGCAATAAGAATTTATTTTGCATAAGTAGAGTAGTATTCCTCTATGAAAAATATCACATTTACAAATACTAAAAATACATCTGATCTACACAATCCCATACCAGCAAAAAACCATATTCCTGCTTGGTATAAAGAATTAGATTCCTATATTGGTAAAGTTAAAAGACCAGATGGGGAAGGTGGCACTACATCATCGGCAAAAAGATGTATGCCTCTGTTTGATTCGATCATCGCTGGATACTTAATACTATCTCCAGCAGATATTTTTGTAAGTCAAAAGGATGGACAGCCTTGGTTTGAGTGGGCTAATTTTGATTTAATTGACTTTCACCCCGTAGAACAAGCGCCAAATCATCCTAACAATACTGGACATATTGCTTATCCTAAATGGAACAATCCTTGGTCAGTAAAAACGCCTAAAGGTTATTCGTGTTTATTTACTGCGCCTAAGCACAGAGATAATGTATTTACTATATTAGACGGGATAGTAGATACGGACATTTATTCACTTCCTGTTAATTTTCCTTTTGTGCTAAACGATATTTCCTTTGAAGGTTTAATACCTGCAGGTACTCCAATAGCGCAGGTAATACCATTCAAGCGGGATTCATTTCAGATGAACCTTGGCACAGAGTCTAACTATGGAGAACTAGAAAAACTATCCCTTAGATTATCAACGCGTTTCTTTGATAGGTATAAAAATCTTTTCTGGCAAAAGAAGGAATATAGATGAGATTCCACGTAGTAAGCCTGCCACATACCCAGACAACTAATGATTACGTCAACTGCGCCTATACCGAGAAGGTAAGACGCTTTTGTATAATGATGAAGAACCTAGGTCATACGGTCTATCTCTATGCTGGAGAAGATAACGAAGCACCGGTTGATGAGTTAATCACCTGCATCACTAAAGAACAGCAAGCAGAGGCGCTAGACGGTAAGCACTACACCGAAGCTGCATTTGATAATGCGCTACCGCATTGGCAGATCTTTAACAGTAACGCCATAGTCGAACTAGGCAAGCGTCTGCAGAAAAAAGACTTTATCTGCCTTATCGGTGGCTATTCACAGAAGCCTATTGCAGATGCTTATCCGCAGCATATGAGCGTCGAGTTTGGCGTTGGCTACGGTGGAGTCTTTAGCAAGTACAAAGTCTTTGAGTCTTACGCTTGGATGCACAGCATCTATGCAATGTTTAAGAACCCAACTCTGGTAGATGGCAACTTCTATGATGCGGTAATACCTGGTTACTTAGAACCTGAGATGTTCCCGCTGCAAGAGAAGAAAGAAGATTACTACCTATACGTAGGACGTATGGTAGATCGCAAAGGTTTGGTTGTAGCACAGCACGT